TACTTATACAGCAGGTGATGGCTTATCATTAACCGGTACAACTTTTGCGGTTAATGTAGCGGCGTCTGGTGGTATTGAAATTTCCGCAGATGCTTTACAACTTAAATCATCTGTTGCCGGTGACGGGTTAACCTATACAAATGGTGTATTAGATGTAGTAGGAACAGCTGATAGAATTACTGCCAATGCAAATTCTATTGACATTGCATCAACTTACGTTGGTCAATCTTCTATCACTACATTAGGTACTATTACTACTGGTACTTGGAATGCTACGACAATAGCTACTACTAGAGGTGGTACAGGTTTAACTTCTTATACTACTGGTGATTTACTTTACGCTTCGGCAACAAATACTCTTGCTAAATTAGCAGTTGCTACCGAAGGTAAAGTTCTTCAAGTTTCCGCCGGTGGTGTTCCTACCTGGGGTGATGTTGATGGTGGTACGTATTAAATCTTTCTAAAGTGGTAATCTCCATCGGGTCCATTATTACTAAATGGACCCGAGATCAATTTGAAACCTTGTTTTTCTACGTATTCTATTACTTCACTTTTTAATGGAGCTCCTATGTTGTATTCAACATGGGGTAACTCTAAGATAAGATCTTTACAATTCTTAAGAGTTTTCTTTGCTCCCTTTAAGATATCTAATTCGGCACCTTGAACATCAATCTTAATTAAATCCGGCTGTGGAAACTTTCTTTTTTCAACTACTGAATCTAAAGTAGAAGTAATGTATTTTCTTTTTTCTCTTGGTGGTTGATTTTTGGCATATTCTCCATTTTCTGGGTAATATGAATTTCCTCCAGGGTGTTCGGCATTGGCTAAAAACTCAACTTCTTTACCGTCAGTATCTGAAAGAACTCCCATAGAGTTAGTTACATTATAATGATTAAACAATTGCTCACATTCTTCCAAAGCTTCAAAGGCAATAAACGCAGAGTTTGGCCAAACATTAACCGCTTCCCTAGTCCAGTGTAATACACAAGCACCAATATCAAAAATAACCTTTGGTTCAACTCCTGTTTCTTTCATCCGATACAAATAATCTACATGTTGCGGCGGTAATAATCTATGGTTACTTAAAGTAAGCAATTTATCAAAAGAAGAAGATGGTGGATTTTGGTCAACAATAAATTTAGTATTACCTATATGTTCGCAAAGAATTGAAGTATCGGCAAAAATCTTAAACCCATTTTCTTGAGCTTTCATGCAAAAATAGTTATCTTCTGATAATGTGTTTCTATGATCAATTGCTGACTTATAAACGAATTGTGGATAACAAATCTTTTTAATAACTTCTGATTTAACCAAAACACAACCAAACCCGCAGCCATCAACTTCAATTAGACCTTTACCTCTAATTGTATTATAAGGAATATTTCTACCACCCCTATACAATTCCAACACGTGTTGACCAGGAATTCGTTGAATGTATAAACCAGAAACCATTGGCTTGTCATAAGATAACATTTTCTTTAAAGTATCGGGCTTAAAAACAATATCTGAATCAACACTAAAAAGATAATCGTAATTTACCGCCCAGTGGGCAATTAAGTTTCTAATCTGGTCGATCTGATACCCATAAAAGAATTGAAATTCAGTTTTATATCCGTCAGGAACTTCAAGGTCGTATATTGCTTTCATTGTTTCAGGTTCAATATATTTGTTAGTTGGTACTGCAATTAAAATCGTTTTCATATTATAGTCCTGCTATTGGATGTTTGTGGTAATAATCTGCCCAAATGGGTTGTTCTCTATCAAGAAACCCATTTGTTATTGATTTATCTTTTGATGTTGACGCCATGGGTGAAAAGAAATGGATATTGTAAATTAACCAGTTTGTCAAACCTTTGTATAAATGGTTATGAAATATAAAATCATCTCCAAAGTATATATTCAATCCGTCAATGATAGGTTTCCAGTTACCCTTATGGATAAACATGAGTTGGCCAAAACAATGAATAGAATCCCAAGGTTTCCAGGCAATAAAATCAATAGCACCATCGGTAGTTGGTGGATGATTAAAGTGAGCTTCACCTGATATAATTCCATGTACTCCATTTTCGGGGACGCACCGGTCAAGCATTTTTTCAAATAATCTCATGTCAAAAACAATATCATCATTGGCTATACAAATTTTATCACATTGAGCCAATGATACACCCTTATTCCATGCTGGATTCACAAAAGTATTTGTTGGTTCATTTATTAGATTAACCTTTGGGTGACTTAAATCCGGCCAAATGGGAGTTTTTGAAACGTCATTGTTGATAATGATAATTTCAAACACCAAATCGGATCTTATATAGTTTTGAAGAGACTGAAGGAATACTCCAGGAGCTCTCCACATTGTAGGAATTATTACTGAGAACACGCTAAGATCCTTTGAGCATTACGATTTTGTTCTTCACCATTGACCTTATAATCATTAATTGGACTTGCGTCATTATAATTATATATGATATCTTGAAACACATGAATCTTTTCAGCATTTTCAATAGCAGAATAGAAAACGGACCCATCGCCACCTGCTTTATACCATTTTCCTTCATCGTCTTGGAAATAATCATTTGGGCAATGTTTGATAAGTTTATATTTGAAAGTTCTCAAATGGGTATAAGGCATATTCCAATTAAACAGATGTTCTCTGAATTTTCCAGATTCAATAACTTCTTTCGGGTAAGGTTGAGATACCAATGGAATATTATCAATCATTGACCAGCATGAACCATAAGTAAAATCTGCACCATTAACATAAGCATTATTAATCTTATGGAAAATCTGATTATCATTAACCAATGAATCATCACCGTCTAATAACATAACAATATCATTATCATTGCAAACTAATCTCATGGTTGTTAACTGATTAAATACAGCACCATGATTTTCCTTATTACTTACAATATTGATTTGTTTAGATTTAAATTGTAATGCCGCTGCATAAGACCTATCGGTAGACGCATCGTCAATGATAAACATTTCCCAGTTATCATAGTCCTGACTAATAACGGATTCAATACATTTTTCAATGTACTGTTCGGCATTATACATTGGTGTGATAACTACAATTCTATTTTGGTTATTTCTTGGAATATAAGTTTCTTCAGTATTATGGAAACGCCTACCAAAAACTTCCTGAACCCGTGAATTGATATGAGAAACTTTTTGATATTCTTTACGGCTCAAATATAATCCAAGTTTCTTAAAAAAATGTTGTTTCCATTGTAAAGCAACTGTATCCCACCCGCAAACGTCCTTGATGATATTACAGTAATACATTTTTTGCTGACGTAGATAACCATCGGCAATTGCTCTTAGGGTCAGATTGACAAACCTATCTTCTTGAACCTTTGAATCAATAAAGGGATACAAACTATTTGGTTCAATTGCATAATCAATCTTATAGCAAGCATTTTCAACAGCTGTTTCTTCAAGAGCACCAAATCGTGTAGTTACTAGCGGTGTATTATAAGCCAAAGATTCTAGTGTTGAAATACCAAATGTTTCAGGAAAGGCACCTGGAAATAAGAATAGGGATGCTTGTGAAAGTATTTCGGCAATTTCAGACTGCTTAATGATACCGGTAAATTCGATACCCATGGCGGAATACTTAGGGTCGGCAACCATTTTTCTCCAAGTCAATTCTTGCTCATCCGGTGCTGCATTTTCTCGGAATCTATAATACCCGCCAATGACTTTAAGTTTTGCTTGTGGGAATGATTCATGAATTCTCGGCCAAATATTATTGACCAACGGTAACATACCTTTTGTTACTGAGGCGTTATAAACAAAAAGCATAGGATCTTTTGCTCTAATATCTACTTCATCTTTATATCTTACGATACCATTTCTAGTTTGGAATAGGTGTTTTTTAAGAACTTCAAAGTTTCTGCGCTTACCGTGGTCACAAGATGTAATATAATTAGTTTGGAAATCCGAAAGCGTAAACAGTTCATCAATATCACCATAGACAATCATTTCTTCAACTAAATGGTCACCACCACAAAATGTATCGTGTAACCAAACTACCTTTAATTTGGCATTTGCCTTTATCTTATGAAACCTATGTGGCGACCATTGTTTGAATTGATCCCAAAGATGTGGCGGTAAAAATGGGTAAACTGTTCGAGAAGAAATAACTACATCAAATTTCCAATCATTATCTGTATCTAAAGTAGTTAAATCGTGATACATTACACCATCATATAATCCAGGCTTTGCTTCCTTGTCAATACAGGAATTGAATACAGTTACCTCGAAACCTAGTGCCGCCAGTTCTTTTGAAATAAGAATAACCGCCGATTCGGATCCGCCCAAACCACGTTTTGATAGCGTATCACCATCATAAGTCAAACCAATCGTGTCAATAATTGCTATTGATGCCATAAAATTTTCACCTAAATAAAATGTCTATAATTTTTTATTATAAATATAAGTATAACTATATATTAC